ACCCCACTTACTGTAATGGCTGGGGGCAGCCTCCTGACGAGCAGTCGAGTTGTAACGCTTATCTTTCTTCACATCGTCCAAAGGTCGTCGGATACGCTGCGCAATCCAACGCGCATCATCCATACTTGTTGCATCCGGGTCAACAAACACATCAAACGGAGACACACGCTCAACGAACGGGCGGTCCTCTTTGACAATCAGATTTGACTCGGCAACATTCTCGTCACGAATCTCAACAAGTTCATCGTAAGAATCAAACTGTCCCTCAACAGCCTTCTCTTCCTCAACATACCTGTAGCCAGTCTTGACCCAGCCGTGCCCAAGAATCAGCGCATCCTTCACCGCGCGACGAAACTCGCGCTGACAGTCATAATGCCGCCACCAATAGTTCACAATCGCTTCAGTAACAACAGCCTTGTCCCCGTCCTCAGGACGCTTGGCGTTCACCGTAATCTTCGGATGATTCACCGACACAGACGGTGCAACAATGTTGATAGTTGAGAACGCCATGTTGACAAGCAACTGGTCCTCACGAATGTCGGTGCGGTGATGCTTACCTCGGTAGAGGTCAATCATCCGCTGCCAAAGGTCGTCGTATTTTTCTTCCTTGCGCCAGCGACGCGAATGTTCCAACTTGTTGCGATACCGCTTCAACAACTCGTAGTTAGAAATGCGTGCCATTATTCCTCTTTCCCTTTATGCCACCCGATGTGGTTGTCTAGTTTTTCTGCGACCTTGTCAACCTTATGAGCCACATTCCGAAGCAGAATCCTGCCTTCGGCATGCTGGTCAGCGTTCTCCTTACGCAACTTCTGAAGAAGAACTACTATCGGCCCCGAAATAATCGCCACCGCAATCGGAACCAAAATAGTCTCCACGTCATCACATCCAATTCGTCACCGGCTCAGCGTTGTAGCCATTTATCTTGGCTTGCTCAACCGTCTGCCGCTGACGCTCCCGAATCGTCGGACCATGAAAATCCTCACGCCCATACGTAAACCCGAGACGCACACCCTTCACGTGGCAGCGGAAACACACCGCGCCACGGCGGGGCAATTCCTCGGTCTCAAAATCACGACCACACTCTTGACAGACAAAAACCTGCATCACCCATAGCCCCCGTCGCTACTTCTGACATTGTAGGACCCAATCGGAACCTTTTCAGGCTTCTTTTCACGCACAATCCTAGATTCCCACCAACGCAACGTATTCGTCTTCACCGTCTCCGAAGACCTGTACTCAGGCAACCAAACATACTTCAACATCTGATTAGCAATCGCCAACGACATAACCCTGTCATCGTGCGGAGAACCATGCATCTTGCCGTTCTCCTCACGAACAAACGTACGCAACTCGGCAACCGTCTCTTTACACCCAATCCAAATCGCACCATCACGAATGTTCGCAGACAACTCGTCAATCGCCAAAGGCTTCGACACACTCGTCGTACGCCAACCCAGCGTTTCCGACACCGTCGGATTACGCTGACCCAACCTACGCTGCCTAAACAGATTCTTGTAGCCGACCCGTTGCAAACCCTTCAACGTCGTCAAACCGTGGTTGTTTGACTCCACACCCACCAAAGCCTTGTTGTACCACCAACCCAACGCATACAACGCCTCCTCACCAAACAAGTCCGCATCAATGTGCCCATGCCAATGCGCAACCAAATCACCAGTAGAAGCGTTGATTACGTGCGCAGACGAATAGTCACCATACCCCAAACCCTCAGCAACGTCAGCCCCAACCACATACACCTCACCCAACTGAGGAAACTCCCACACCGCCAACTCGCCACCATCCTCACGAAACTCGTACACACCACGCCCCGGCAACTTGTGCAAATAGCCGCGATGCGGCTCCACAATCTCCAACGAACGCAAAATGTCCAAATCAAACACAGGGCGACCAGAACGAATAAAGGCTTCGTCGGGGTCGGACGGATACTCCTGCGCCAACTGCCAATCAGGCAAATCCCGCTTCTTCGCCTCATACCACTCTTGATTACGTTCACCCGCCGACCACGGGAAAAAGATGCCGACGAACCTGTTGGTCCCCGTTTGGGAACCAACCCACAAATCATGAAAAATGTTCCCCTCACCATTAGCCGTAGACAGACAGATAACACGACCGCCAACGTCGGCAATCGGCTCAATAGAAGCCCACGCCTCATCAGGGTTTGGCAAGAACGCCATCTCGTCAATCACCACACGGTAAACCGCTTCACCACGAGCAGGGTCATTACCGCTCGGCAACGACTCAATCGAAGACTCGTTCGCAAACACCATCTTCAACTGGTTGTCCACGAGAACCTCAGGACCACGAACCTTCATCCACTGCGGCAACATCTTGTACCCGTACTTCGTCTTCTGCAACAACTTCGAAGCCTCACGCTCCGTACGAGACAACATGACCACAAACCTGTCAGACCAAAAGAACGTCTCCCAAAACACAAACGCAGCCGCAAGAGTAGAAAACCCAATCTGACGTGCCTTCAACACAATCGTGTAACGGTGCTCCATCCAGTTACGCGCAGTCTCCAACTGTGCGTCACGCAACACAAACTTGATACGCCCACGCTCAGGGTGGCGAATGAACCAGTAGGTAGAACAGAAATGCTCAAACGCCGCTAACGCATCATCAATTGATGCGTCATCAGCCGCTTTACATTTACGCCACTCCTTCTCATTGAGAAGGTCTCCCAAATCCATTTATCGCCTCTTGGTGCTACCTCGACCGAAAGCCTTGTCCTTCGGGTTAGCCCAACGCAACACCGGCGGAAGAACCGCAATAACCGCAGCCTTCAACAAATCCTCTGCGTTGAAGTTACCTGTGGCAATCACTGCTGCGACCGCTGCGACCGCTGCTCGCGCGTACGACAGCAACGCTGCTTGCTGTTTCTTGTTCAGTTTCATTCAGGAACCTCAATCCAACTAACCGTTGCTTCATCCCAGTTGTAAATTTTTCCGTCTGTCGGATACGGCACAGGCGGTTCCCATCGGCACGTATCTTCATCCAACACCCACGAAGCAAACGGCTTCGGCGCAATAAAAGCGTCACGCACAGAGTCATACGTGAAACCAATGCCTGCATAGTTTTTGCGGAACGATGAGTTGAAACTGGTTTGCTTCCAGTTGCCACCAAGTCCGAGTGATTCAAGGAACGCTGCGCCCTGTGCTTCGTTCGCTGGTGCAGGGTCTGGACAGTCGCTGTTCGAGACTGACAGTACGCGGAGGACTGTGTTGTTGTCGTCGAGTTGTGCCATGTACGCCATAAAGGTGCTCCTTACGAAATTACCAGTGAACCTGTGTCATTGAACGTGTGAATAGTGTAGTTGCCGCTGTAAGACGCGGGTGACCGTGTTGTTGTTGTCGAGTTGTGCCATGTATGCCATAAGAATCTCCTAAACAGGATAGCGGATGATGACGACGCCTTTGCCGCCAGCGCCGCCGTCTGGACCAGTAGCACCATTTCCCGAGCCACTACCGCCACCGCCACCACCAGTGTTGGCTGTCCCAGCAGTTGCGGCAGTATTTTGGGAACCAGCACCACCACCACCAGAACCGCCAGCACCAGCAGAACCACCAGCCCTACTATCTGACCCTCCTCCACCACCACCAGCGCGAGTAACAGACGAACCAGTTATTGAAGAACTAACACCATCCCCACCTTTGCCTCCCGTGTTGGATGAAGTTGCTCCGCCAGCCTGACCAGCACCACCACCACCGCCACCAGCAACATCTGTACCGCCAGCGTTGCGACCACCAGTTCCATTGTACCCCTGATTAGCAGTTGCTGTTCCGCCACTATTGCTATTACCAAACGAAGGGGCGCCAGCACCACCACCAGAACCACCGTTACCACCATTTGCGCCATAAGCGCCAAGACCGCCACCTTCAGCAGTAACGGTTGAAAAAACTGAATCAGACCCTTTGGTGCCACTGGTACCAGAAACCCCAGCGTTGCCACCTCCGCCGACGGTTACTGCGTACCTTCCAGCGGGAACGCTCAGCGTAGATTCCGCAGATGCGCCGCCACCCGAACTTTCACCAGAAACGGACGAACGATAACCTCCCGCGCCGCCGCCACCAGCATAGAAAGACCCGCCGCCACCGCCGCCGCCAACGATGACATACTGAACACTTGTGTCTGTGTAAAAAGTGATTGCATCAGTGTCATTGAACGTATGCACCTTGTACAAGGTGGTGCCGACCGTGATGAATGATTCGGCTCCGCCCGCGGCTTTCGGCGGATTAGAACGCCAGTTTGCTACGGGTGTAGAAACCCTTGTGCGTTGTCCTCCGCGGCTCATGCAATCACCAAACTTCCACTCGTCGTAAACGTATGAATCGTGTAGCTACCCGAAGTCGTAACCGTACCGCCAGTGACACTTGCCCATGCGGCATCAGCAGTCAGATAACGCACGATGACCACACCAGCACCACCCGCAGCAGCCACGTTCCTAGTTGAGTTAGCACCGCTACCTCCACCACCACCGCTACCAGTATTCACCGACCCCGCTGTCGCATTGGAATCCCCAACTCGGTCAGCACCGTTACCACCGCCACCAGTGCCACCACTTGAACCGCCATCTTGACCACCACCGCCACCACCAGCACGAGTCACCGACGAACCAGTAATGCTGTTCGCCAAACCGTTTCCACCGTTCACAGTTGTCGGCGCAGCACCAGCGCCGCCACCGCCACCACCAGTGTTGAAAGTACGACCGCTAATACCGTTGTAGCCCTGAACAGGCGAAGCCGTGCGAGTACCAGCAGCACCTGCTTGCGAAGCACCACCACCGCTAGACCCGCCGTTACCGCCGCCACCGTTGTTACCGCCGCCACCTCCACCACCGCCAGTGGACGTAATCGTGCTGAACACGCTATTGTTACCAGCACTTCCCTGACTCTGGTGACCACCAGCCGCACCACCACCACCAACCGTCACCGTGTAAGTGCCAGCGCCGAGAACTAATGGGCTTTCTGCTGAACCGCCGCCACCAGTCGTAGCACCGCTCACGCTGGTGCGATAACCGCCAGCACCTCCACCGCCACCGCCACGGAAGTCGCCGTTTTCATTATGACCGCCACCACCGCCGCCACCTGCGACAACAAGGTACTCAACAGAAACATTGTAAATGGGCGCAACCCAACCGCTACCGAACCATTGACCAACAAGCGTGCTAACTCGCTCTCGTTGACTCCACCGCAGCGTCATGCTGCCGCCTTATGAAATGCGGTTGACGTAACCGCCGATAAGAATCACGTTCGCCGTAGCAGCAAACGCTGTCACCGTACGAGCAGCAGAACCAGTACCAGCAAGAACAAAACCCGGCACCACCAGCACAAGACCAGACTCAGCCGCAATCGTCAACTCAATCAAGTCATCAGGAGCCGAAGTGGCACCGAACTCAATCGTGAGTTTACGGGCAGTCGTATCGCTGTTGACCGCATACAACCAAATTTCGTCAAGAATGCTTGCCGAAGTGCCAGTCGCATGAATTGTCGTACCAGTCGTCGCAGTCTGCACGACCTTGATGAGACGCCCACCAGTCGAACCGCTGAGAGCCAATTTGCTGAAAGTTGCCATATCTACTCCTTGTACCTGACGCTACCTATCCGAACACTGCGTTGGATAGAATGTTGTCCGCGTCATCGAACTCCACCGACGGAGCCATCGAAGTAACAGCCCCAGAAAACACCGCAGAAGCCACAATGTACTCCACAAACTCCGACAACGTAATCTTCTTCGTAGTAGTCGCACTTACATCCACCACGGGGACAACGTCAGTGTCCGCAGCAGCAGAACCCAGAAGCGCAGTCAACTGGGAAATTTTTAGGTCAGCCATTACCAGCCTCCAACAAAACGAACCCTCCACTCTCTAGGAGCAAATCGCTACCTTCCTCCTGCTCCAAGTTCGAAACCGCAAAATCTGGGTCGTTCCAATACGAGTTCGCAAGGTCACCACGAGTCGTACCAACAGCACCCGTACCCACATAAAAATCGTAGGCGCGAGTATCACGAAAGTTGTACCCGTTGTCCTGCGCAAACGCATACATCATGTCCCCGAGCGTAGAAAGTGTCGGATACAACGCCTTCAACGAAACATACATCGCATCATTCGTAGTGGCCATCACACAACTCTCAATCTCGTATCACGTTCACGAACAGCCATAGCAGCAATCAACTCATCCAAATCCCGGTCAGACAACTCAGCCACCCGCTTCTCCGACTTCACCTCAACCGTAGGCGGAGCCATACGGTTTGTAGCCTGCAAATACAACTGAGCCGACTTCGTATCACCCTCCAACGCCTTGGCGTACAAAGTGTCCAACAGACGCTGCGTACGCTCAGGCGAACCCTGCACCTCATCAACCTGCTTCGACCAAACATCCTTGAACGCAGGACGCTTCTCCCAGCGACGCAAAGTGGTTATGTCCACGCCCAACTCTTCAGCCATCGCCTTCTTGGTCGCTGGGACCCGCTCCGAAGGAGCAGTGCACAACCAATCCACATACCGCTGTTGGGGTGCAGTAAGCGTTACTTCTTCCATCTACCCAAGTTCCCGTGCGCTACTATTGACCACGGAGAGTGGTTGTGTGACCACAGATGTAGTGGTTGGGGGGGATAATAGGGGGGGCACCAGAAAGTGCTAGACGCACCATCACCCGTAAGGGTGTGGTGCTAAGGCGTGGACAGAGCGAATCAGAGAAAGGGAAGTTATGCCTAATCAAGCCAAGGTAGGGAAAGTGATGCGGGAGTACAAGAAGGGGACCCTTCGGTCGTCGTCTGGTGCTAAGGTGAAGAAGCGTAGACAGGCTGTTGCGATTGCGATGAGTGAGGCTGGCATGGCAAAGAAGAAGCGCCGTGGCTAAAGCGTTCTGGAACAAACCTAACCCGAAGAAGAAGTCGAAGAAGTTGACACCTGCCCAGCAGGCTGCCGCTAAGAAGCGTGCAGCCAAAGCGGGACGTCCGTATCCGAACCTCGTGGACAATGCTGCTGTGAGTCGCCGTGGCCGCTAAAGACCCCCGCCTTGCACGTGCTGGCGTATCAGGCTACAACAAGCCCAAGCGCACACCCGGACACCCAACCAAGTCCCACATTGTCGTAGCCCGCTCAGGCGGACAAGTCAAAACCATCCGCTTCGGACAGCAAGGCGTACGAACCAACCAGACTGCAGGGCAGCGTGAGGCGTTCAAATCGCGCCATCGCAAGAACATTTCGAAGGGACCCATGTCGGCGGCGTACTGGGCAGACAAAGTCAAGTGGTCCCCATCCAAAACTGCCCAACCTAAGAACCGTAAGTGGGTAAAAGGCTCATAAACGCTGTGACCAGCGTCACATAAGCCTATCCAACACACCTCTCCCGCCACACACGGGAGCCATCCATTTGAAATGGGCCGGCGTACCCCCACCATGCCCCCCCACTGAGGCGCTGTCTGCGCACACACGCACACAAACACGCCGAAACACGCCGAACACGAAACAAACCCCCACCACATACGAAAGGCAACAGGGCAGAACAGAGCCGACGGCTCAACCTGTTGAGGGTATGTGAGGCTATGACGAATGATGAACTGAACGCTCGTTGGCGTTCTGCTATTCGCAGCGACTTGCTTGCTGTTGCGCGCGAGCGCGGGTACGACGAGATGATGCGTCGTGCTCGTTTCGTTGCGAAGACAGCGAGTGTGCTTGCGGTGGGCGAGGAGTTGTTGGAGATTGCCGACGACTTGTATCTGCTTCATTGCGAAGCGTCGTTGCGTTGAGTGATGCTTGATGCGAAACTGATAGATGGTTATCAGTTTCGTATCTGGGACTACTCAATCGGGTAGCCATACACAAGGAGAAAGAAACAACATGAAGAAGAACAACATGGCGAAGACGAACTTCGTCAAGCATGACCAACTCATTCGCAAGGGTGAGGCAGACACATTCGCTGGCTGGCTTGATGCTGGCGTCGAGTGCTACGAGAAGTTCGGTGGCAACGCTTCGGCGTATGCGCAATCGGCTGTTTCGTTGCGCTGGACGGGCAAGAACACGCTGTCGCAGACTGAGAATACGATTCGCTTGTATGTCGGCGCTGTCGTGCGTGGTTTGCGTAAGCACAAGAGCAAGGCTGGTCTCGTTGCGGCGTATGACGCTGTGTATGAGTCGCGTGAAATCAGTGCGTTGCTGAAATTGGTGACGGGTTCTGGTCAGCGCAAGGAGAACAAGAAGAAGTCAAGCAACGCTGTTGCTTTGACGAAGCGTTCTGCGCATACTGCGTGGAATAAGGCGAAGTCGTTTGATGAGTTCTGGGAACTCATTAGCGAGTAACTGATAAGCGATTATCAGTTGGTATCTCGCACCGTGTAGGCGGCGTAGGTTCGTGACCTAGCGAGATAGCGAATACGGCGTGTAGCCGAACTACACAACACACAAGAAAGAAACACACAACATGAATGCGATTCAGAGAATAGACACACTCACCGAGAATGACGAGTTGTTCATGAACATGGTGGAAGCCGTGTTCGGTGACGCAACTCTCAGGCTCACGAACAACACGGTCATTCGTGGTGGCTACGCCTATGGTGAGGCGCACACTGATGATTTCGTGAATGTAATGGCGGTTGCGTCATGATTACGAGCGAGAAACTTTCTCCGTCCGGCGGGTGGAAACTCACTGCGTTGGTGGAGACCAAGCCGTATCTCGGCAGAACCGAAAGGTTCTTTCATTCACAGCGTTACTTCGGCTACGCCAAGCGTGATGCCGTTGTGATGTTTCGTCAGAGCATCTCCGACAAGGGTTGGAGGTTGGCGTGATGTCGTATCTGTGGGGATTGACTTCACTCGGGTGGCTTCTGCTACTCATCAAGGCGTATCAACTAGACAAGGAGGACAAGTAATGAATAACCCATTCACAACCGTGTTCACAGATAACGCAGTCATGGATTTCACTGATGATGTGTGGAGTTCTGTGGAGACACCAGCCAAGACACCAACTGCGAAAGTTGCTTTCATGTTGGAACTGACTAGGCGAATCATCAGGAATGATGTGAACTTCGATTGGAGAGTCATGTCGCAGGAAGATGACGACAAGTGGGCGAAAGTGTTAGACCACATCGTCGCTGCGAGAGACACACTTCACGAGATGACCAACAACGAACTGATAAACGGTTATCAGTTCTCGAACAAGGGAGACAAGTAATGAAGACATACACGACAGAAGAGTTGCGCGCTGAACTTTCAGCGATGACTAAATACATGGATAGTGAAGTGTTCGAACACAGAGAACACCAGAAGTGGCTTGTGGAAAACGAAAGCGAAGATTTCTGTCAACCACAAGAAGCATGGTGGGTGTTAGGCGCTCAATTCGTAGAGTGGTGCGTCAATCACAAGGGTGGAGTTCTGTTGTTCGAGTTTCTGTGCGACGCTGGTCGTGCGGACAACGACGAGATGGGGCGACTACTGAAAGCAATCCTCGAAGACAACGAAGGAGGTGAATGATGGAACTCACTCTCGTAGTCGCAGTGTGCTGGCTGTACACAGTGACTTGCTGGTACAGTCTGCGCAAGCAGGACAAGAAAGACCGCGCAATGCGTCGTCATCCGTCCAAGTACGGCGACGACCAAGCACTGTTCTAAACTGATAGATGATTATCAGTTCGTAATACGGTGGCGACGACCGTCTCGTCGCACAAAGGCATCTACCTGAGGAGGTAAACAAAATGCCTACGGATACAAACACAGAAGAAATCCAGCCGCCAGATTGGTTCGGTTGGACCGAAGACCAAGTCGTCGAGTACTTGGAAGAGCATGGCACGATGTGTTCGTGTTGCGAAACGGTTTACATCGTGCGCAACGCAAGCACTCCGCCATACGAGGGTGCTGACTTGACCGCAAGCGGTCGCACTGAGCACTGGGTGAACCTCAACATTCAGCGGTATCGACCGCATGTGTTGGCTCGTATGTCGCATCTCGGAAGCGTGGATTACGCAACCGACTGGAACAGCGAAGTGAACTTCGACAGACTCGACGAGTACTACGAGTACATCTGCGAAGGTTGCTACGAGAATCGTCGTGACGAGGAAGACGCGCTTGCCAGCGACAGTCAGTCCGAGTACATCCACGATTACGGCTACCGTCCACGCATCGCATTCTTCACATGGAATGAGACGAG